CTTCCCCGTGGCCGAGTAGCCCGCCAAGCCGTCTCCCGAAGCTTTGTAGCTCCACCCCGCGCCTACCAGCATCTCCACAAACAGTGAGAGCGCTTGCCCGTAGCTCGTGGGGAGCTGATTCAATATGTACGCGTTAGGCATTGCTCACCGCTCCAACGTGACACTGCGGCAAGACACGAGCTGGCCAGCCGCCCCGCCGGTGCGGCGCAAGCGCACGCTGTACAGCGCTTCGCTTAGCGGCAGCGTCACGGATGCGGCTCGTTTTTGAGTGACAAGTGACACGCTGCTAAGCGTGGCCACGGCCGCCCCGGCCGTGAGGTTGTACAGCTGGAGCTCGGCGGTTTGGCCAGCGGCCGACACTTCAAGCTCGGCCACGAGCGTAAACGCTGCGCCGAGATCCGTCGGATCCAGCCGAAGAATCCCGATCTCTTCGTACGAAGTCCCACTTACGCTCGTGGTGCGCAGCGTGAACGGGAAGCGCACCACGGCCGCCACTTCGAGCGCGATATTTTCGATCTCGCTTTGCAAGAGCTCGGCCACACGGAATTTCTCCCCGGCGGTGTCCATCTCGAGACTTGCATCCGCAAAGGTGTCTTCGAGCTCAATCGTGGTGCCGGCCAGCGGTGCCGGCGCGATCGCCGCCGGCCGCGGTACGATCACCGCCGGAGTGGCCACCGACACCGGAAGCGAGCGCAAGGCGATGCCGGCCGCAGCTATCGGCGGCACGGTGTTTACAAGCGGCACCCCGTGGATCACCACCGGGATTCCCTTGATCACGATTTGGCCGGCCACGGCCACGGCTCCGTCAATCTCGAGTCCCACGAGCAACCAATTGCCGTCGGCATCACACATCCACTCGCGATAGGTGCCAAGCGCTTGGCTTCCCGCTTCCACAAGCCCGGATGCGATGTAACCATCATCGCCTTCGATGAACTGGCCGTCCGGCGCGCTGATCTTGATCGGCCCCGGCCCCGGCATGGCCGTGATCACCTTCAAGGCAACGCGCTGATCCTTCACATCCGCGAGAGCGCGCGCGGCGATCCCGAAATACACCGGTATGTCTGCGCCTTCCACGAGATACAAAAAACCCGGCTCCAGCGTGCTTTCGCTTGGCATCGGTGTCGGCCACACGGCAAGCCCGTGGCCGGCCGTGGCCGCGAAGTGCTGATCTAGGTGGCTCACTCCCACCCGCCTTCCACGAGCAACCATACTCCGTCGGCATCACACACCCACTCGCGGTATAGCCCGAGTGTTTGATCGGGGAGCTCCACGCCCACGCCGAGCTCTCCGCCGCCGGCTTCGATTTGCTGGCCGGCCGGCACGAGCACCGTAAGCGTCCCACCCGGCGGCGTGGACGCTGGCGCGTAGACCTTCACCGCGAAGCGCAAGCCCGTCACTTCGGCCAGCGAGCGCTGCGCTAGGGTGATCGTGATGGCCGCATCGCTGCCGGCCACGCGGTACAAGAAGCCCGGATCCACGGTAGCGCTCGCGGCGACCACTTCGGCAGCTACCGGGAGCTCCGGTACCGTGTGCTCGAATAGGCCGCTTAGGAAACTCATCGCATCACCCTAGGTTTCTCGGCCCCACATTGACGAAGGTCCCAAGCGCGATCCGGCCGATCTTGTCGTCTACATGCGAGCGCTTGAAGATCACCGAATATTCCCAGCTCGCGCTCTCCACCACGTGGCCATTGGCCGCAAGCGTGATCGTTTGCACCCCGGCCGATGCGGTGCCTTGCGCTTCGGCAATCGGTGGATCCAGCGCCGGAAACGCCGAGCCGACCAGTAGGGTACCCTTGTTCCGGCGCACAAGCGCCGCGTAGCACTGGCCGGTGGAAGCTTGATTGACTAACACATACATATTCGTGAGCACCGTGAGATCGGGAACTTTGAGCGCCCACGCTGCGCCGTTGCTTCCGACCTTGTACGAGCCATCGGCTTGCATGATCGTCTCCCCGCTGGAGCACGAAAGCGGGATCGTCCAATCGGATGCGGCGTGAGGCGGCACATAGGCGAAGTCCGAATGCGCGCCAAGGTTACCCCCCGCAATGAAGTCTCCGCCGCTATCAAGCGGCCAGTCGATCCACGGCCCCGCCCCCGCCGGCACGTGGCTCACGATCCACTGACCCGAGCGGCCGACCATGGCGGTGCTCACGAATGCCGGATCGATTTGGCGCCACCTTTGCGTCCCTACATGCCACCTAGCGTTGTTTACGAGCGCCGCCCCATACGGACTTTGCCCCACGAAGATCCCGGCATACGCCGAGCCTTGCGTGGGTGCGGCCATGATTAGCTTCCAGCGATTCGAACCGGCCGGCACCGCCGGCACGATCGCGGACAGATCCGTGGGATCGTCTCCCGGCTTGGCCGTGGTGGAGATGAGTGGATCATCCGCGTGTGCGCCTTCGCTGTTTATGATTTGCGTTTTCGTGAAGGTGTTTTGTGCGCTCTTGCGCGCGGCATCGGCCGCGAGCGGATCGATCGCGTTTTTGAGGTTGCGCGTCCGATTCGCCAGCGCTTGCGCGATGAGCTCCACATCCCCGGCCGCATCATCACGACTGTCGATCCCTTCCGGCACGTGGATCGGACTCGTGAAGCTATCAACGTCTGTTAGGTCCTTGCTCATATCGGCTCCACGTCAATGATCCGCACCACGCTACCGGTTACATTCCACGTGCCGGCTTCGTTCCACGTGTGCCCCACCGGCCAATTCCACAGCTCCGTAACCGTCGGCGGGAAAAGCACGATGTAGCCGAAGCAATGCGCCGCATTCCACGCGCGTGGCACGAGCCGCAAATCTTGGAGCTCGGCTTCGGTGGGCTCCACCGAAGCCCAAAGATCCGTGTAGTAAAACAGCCACCATCTAGCCCATTTGCTTGTGTCACTGTCGGGGCTCCAGCTCACGAGATCCCGCGCTACTGTCCCGTCCGGTGCCATGTGAAAGCGCGCGCTGCCGGCCACATACACCAAGTCAATAGGAAACGTGTTTGGCTTGTAGTGAAGGTATATTTGCGCGAGCAACGCATACGGCCCCCCGCGCCTTCGGTGATCCCGAAGCCACTTCGTGAGCCGCTCCGCATACGCCCCGTCCGTCTCGTGGAGCCCACGCTCAATTCGACGTTCCCGGCCTAGCTTCACGAGCGAATCGAAGCTGTACAAGCCGGGGAAGCGTTGCTTGACGCCAGCCACCACGGCATCCCCGAAGGCGTCACAATGCACGCCGATCGAATACAGGATCTTTTCGGCCAAGCCGTTTTGGAGCCACGGTGGACAAAGACTCCGCATGGTGTCGCGGAAAGTGAGTTGCTCTCGAGTAGGTGTTTCACCGCTCATAGCGATCCCCCGAAGCCTTCGGGGGGCGGCTCTTGGTGTACGGCCAGCGGCACGAGCGCACCCTTGACGGCCACTTGGTTCGGTGTGAGCTCCACGTCGCTGGCCGGCTCCACCACGTCCACGTGGAAAACTTCCGGCAGCGCGCCGCCAATGGCTGCGCGGATGCCATCCACAAACACCATGCCGGGGGCGGTGCCGATCACGTTGCCGCCGATCGGCTGCGCGGCGAAGAAATTGATCAGCGCCGTTTCGATCGCATCCGTGATCTGGAGCTCGGTGCGCGCGCTCGTGTTGTACAGCCAAACCTCATAGCTCACCGGCACCACGAGATTGATCGCGCTCTCCGTGACGGCATTGATCGCCAGCGGCGCCGCGTTTTGCTGGATCGCTTCGTGCGCGATGCCGAGATCGCTTGTGGGATCGTCGGCGGTTCCGAGGATCTGTCCGTCGGCATCGGCCACGTATGTCGTAACCGTCCCACGGCCATCCTTCACGATCCGGATCCGCGTGATGCCGAGATTCGAGCCGTCCGGCCGCGTGGCGTTACGCACCGCACTGCCGTACGCATCCCACGGTCCCATGGGCGAGAGCGCGCCTAACATCTCCCGGCAGCGCTCGCGCAAGAGCGCGTCCGTTTCTTCGTCGGTACCGGTGAGCGGTGCAAGGTTTTCGCAGCTCAACCCGAGCACCACGGTCACCATCTTCGTGATCGTCTCAGTGCCGGCGCTTCCATCGCTGCCGGCTTCGGTGGCTTGGATTGCGACGCTGGCCGATCCAAAGGCGGCGATCGCCACCGGTGCCACGTTCCGATAGGTCTGGCCATTGGTCGGATTCGCGAAGATGAGATCGTCCGGATCGAACGAATACACGCCACCCCCGGCGTTTTCGAGCCGGAGCTCTCCGGTGGCGAACGTGGCCGCGTAGCGCTCGATTCCATAGACGTAGCGCGCTACCAGCGTGAGCCATTGGCCAGCGCTCAATTCCAAAAAGCCGCTTCGAGCAATTTGGGCTTGGAGCTCACTCAATGCGGCCAGCACCGCCGAGCATCCGACGATCATCGTACGCACCACCGCGCCGGACTTCCACGAAGTGGTGTTGACACCGAGGATCGCCAGCACGTCATAAATCGACGTTTGCACTTCGGCGCGGCTGGCCGGTTCCACGAGATCGTCTAGATCGAAATCAGCCATCCAGCACCGTCACCTTCAATGCGTCGGCGCTATCCACTGCAAACGTAAAATCGAAATCCGAGAGCGCCGGATCCGTGGGTGTAATTTGCACTTCGATTTGCGCGGTGGAGCTGCGCAGCGTGGCCGTGATCGTCACATCCGCCGCCGACACACGATCGTCCTTTTGCGCTTCGCCCCGAAGCGCGCCGGAGATCGCGCGCAAGTCTCTTTGCGTGACACCACGGTTTAGGTGTGTGCGCACGTCCAATCCGTAGTCCGGATCATCCAATAACCCCCCGCGCGGTGTGAGATACCGCCGGATCACCGCTTCCACGATCGCACTCGGACTTTCGGGATCCACTTCCCGAAGCTCCGGATCCAGATCCGTCACACACGAGAGATCCACACCAAACGCCAGCGTGCCGACTGGAGCATCCACCACCCGGCTAAGCGTGGGAAGCTGCGCGGCCAGCGAGTCCGAGACGGTAGCGTTCACGGAGTCACCTTGAAAACCTCTCCCATGGCCGCCCACGTGCCGGGGATCGTGGTGAGAAACACCACCGCGTTACCGTGATCGGAAGGCGCTCCACCCGGCGCGCCCCCGGAGAGCTCGGACGCAAGCTCCCCGCCGAGAGCGTTCACCGCACCATCGAAGCCGTATCCATGCACCCCCGCCGCCGTAAGCGGCGCTTGCAAGTCCGTGAGCACCGTGAGGTTGGCGGTGATGCCGGCAATCTGCGCCGTGAGCCCCGCGATCTTGCTCGCCAGCGCGGCTATCTGCGCCGTGATATCGGGAGGCGGCAAGCCAAGCGAGATCGCCGCGCCGAGAGCCGTCACCATGGCTTCGGCTTGCGTGAGCTGTGTCGCGAAACTGATCGGTGTCGGCACGTAAGCCGTCAACATGCCGAGCTGCGCCACGAGATCGTCTAGCGCACTGCCAATCCCGGAGATACCGGCGCTCACGGCCGCATCGCAACCCGGTACCGCACCGCCGACGGAGAGCGAGCCGAGATAGAAGATCGTCATGTGGCGATCCTCACTTTGCTAGAGCCGGTGGTGATGATGCCGAGAGCGGGCGAGAGAAAATCGATCGTACCGGTGGCCGGCACCGGTCCCACCCCCGGCATCGTGATCAAGCCATTGAACACGGCCGGCATGAGCGGCACTTCCACCACGTCATTTTGGCGCGCGGCCGGCGCGGCCGGCTCACCGCCGAGCACGAGCTCCACCGGCACAAAGCCATCCCCGCCAAGCCCGGAATAATGTGTGAGCACCGGCCGGCCGCGATCCCCCGCGATGAACGCCACGAGCACTTGGACTCCCGGCGTGAGTTTCGCATGCACTCCGGCCACCCCCGGCCATTGCGAGATCGGATCCAGATCCGGCAAGCCCACGTCTCGGTGTACCGCTTGAAGCGCTACGCGGCCGTCGGCGGCCATGCTCACCACGCGATAAAGGTACAAGCCGAGTAACCCCGTCGCATTCGTGCGAGCCGTTACCGCGTGCCACAAGCCAGCCAAGCGCCCTACCGTGCGCTCCGCCGCATCGCACCACGCGATCACCCGCACGCTCGTGGCGTCGGCTTGTACTTGGTATTCGCGCACCCGGAGCGGCTCCGGCAGCGTGGGACCGGTGAGCACGCTTCCGATTCCGATCATGCTTGGATCGGTCAACGTGATCACCGCCACCCGCTCGCGCGGATCGTAGGCGGCCATTTGGAAATCCGTCTCGAGTAGCGCGGCCGCGGTGGGGCGCTCCCCAACATGCGTCACCCCCGCGAAGTCCACCCACCACGGCGCGCCGCCGATCACGTCTTCGAGCACCCCCGCGGCCGTGAGGTTTTCGTCTCGCGCGTAGTCGACTCCGATGCGCTCCGCTGCCGGCACGAAGCCGCCAAGCTCTTCGCCAATTTCGCGCGCGAGATCTTCGGCCACGAGCTTAGCCTTCACGCCAGCATCATTGTGGTACGCCTTGGCCGCGAGCTGCCGCGGCCAGCCGGCGCTCCCCGCCACGATGCGCGCCTTGCGGACTCGGCCAAACGCGCCGGCTTGCGCCGGCACCACCGATCCCAACAGCGTGAGCTTGCCGAGTGCGAGCGTTACACGGCCGCTCACCGCGGGATCCGTCTCAAAGTCGCATTCCGCCGTCCACGCGCCGCGCGCCGGCACACGAAGCACCACCGCCGTCAGCCGCTCACTGTTGATCGATGCGAAGCCCACGGCCTTACTCTTCGGCCGCGAGATCGGCCGCCTCTTTGGTGAGCCGCGCGATTTTGATCTCGTTTGGATCGTCCGGTGTGGCTTGCGTGCCTTCGAGCTTTACCAGCGCGTACTTCGGGAAGCGGTACTCCACGAATTTGATCTCAATCGTCCATTCCCCTTCGGCGGTTTGTTCCGTCTGGCCGAGATCCTCCACGACCACCGAGTAGATCCCCTGATCGACCAAAATGGGATGCCAAATATCCATGGCACGCGGCCGCTTCCCCGGCGGCGGCTTGTCTACCAGCGGCTTGAAGGTCGACCACCCAAGCCAATCATCGGCGGTGTACAGCCGGAGCTTCACGCTAAAGCGCGCAAGCCCGGTGCCACGAAACACGACCACCGCGCCGCTCCAGCCGTAGCCTTTGCGCTCTTCCCATTCCCGCGGACTATTGGCGCCGCTGATATCGCAAAGCCCGGGGCTCCAGCGTTGCGCAAGCCAAATCTGATCGCCCACTTCGGGCTTGGTGGGTGTCTGATTGAGCGCCGGCTGGCCGAGTGGATCCCAGCTCATGCCGGCTCCGGGGCGCCGAGCTCCGACGCAAAGCCAGCGAGCACCCGCTCCAGCTCCCGGCGGAAGTCCATGGCCAGCGCTTGCGGCTTGTCACTTGTGGCGTGGATGTGGATCTCTCCAATCGTGATCGGGGCTCCACCGCCGAGACGGCCGGCCGCCGCACCGGCCGCGGGTGGGGCGCTGCCGCCTCCAGCGCCCACGCGGCCAAGCTTCGGGGCGGATGCATCCACCATGTCCGCCGTGGCTTCTTGCGCTTCCGGAGCGCCCGCATGGACGCCTTCGGCTACGCCTTCGGGGATCGTGGCGCCCACCTTGATAAAGGCTTTGGCCGGGGAGTGCGCACCGATGGCTTTCTTGAAGCTGTCGATCATCGTGCCGGCAAGGTTGACCATGGCGCGGCCGACACCAAACGGATCCAGCGCGAGCAAAATCGCGTCCATGATCAGCTGGCCGAGATCCACATCCTTGATCGCTTGCACGAGCTCATCCCAATAGACGACCAGCGACGTGATCGCCGCGCCCACGCCCACCGCGGCCGCGATAAACGGGATGAACGGAGCCGCCAAGCCCCACAGCACCGGAAGCAAAAACATCCCGACTTGAAACGCGAGCACCACCGCGGCCGCGCCGATCGCGACGAACATGCCGATCAAGCCGCCACCTATGATCTTGAATGCCTTCGATGCGCCTTCGCTATCTTTCACCCACTTTACAAATTCGTTGTCTCCGAACGTCTCTCGGAGCCACTTGCGCACCTTCAAGAGCGCGATCGTCACATACAGCGCGCCAATGATCATGTTTTGGAAAAACCGCTTCACAAGCGGGGTGCCTTGCGCGCTCGTGTTGATCAGCGGCTGGAGCAACGTGGTCAACATGAATTTGAGCGCCTTGCCGCTGGCCGTGGCTTGCGAAAGAAGATCGCCCACGCTCTTCCACCCCGCGAGATACGCGTCCATGTCCAAGCCGCCGAAGAGTGCGTCCGTCGCTTCCCGTTGTTTTTCGGTTTGCACCGTGAGCGATTGCATTTGCTTCGCCGCGATGCCGCCGAGCTGATTTTTGACCTTGTTTACGAGGTTGTCCACGCTGCGGCCGGTGGCGTTGGCGCCAGCCGCCCACCCCGCGAAGGCATGCGCCGCGGCTTCGCCTTGCGTGGCTTGTTTGATCGCCACCGCTTCAAGCGTTTTCGTGAGCGCGCTGCCGCGCAAGCCCATGCCATACAGCTCATTGCTGTATTTCGCGATCTCGGCGCGCGCCGTCGGAGTCTTCGCCGCCACTTCATCGATCGCGGCTTGCATCTCGCGCGCATTGCCGGGGATGCGCTGAAACAAGTAACGCATCTTCGTCAAGCCTTCGAGCCGTAGCAGCTCGGAGCGGCGCGCATCGGCTTGCGCCACCCCGTAGTTGTATAGCGCGCGCGTGGCGGCCACCGCGCCCACCGCAAGCGCCGCGAGCGCGGCCACGATGGCCATGGCACCGGCGGCCATCGCACCGCCGGCTAGGAGCTGCCGCAGCGACGAAAGCCCACTCACGATGCCGCCGATCGGCCCCGGCATTTGTTTGGCTTGCTCCGCCAACGCTTTGAGCTTGCCGGAGAGCGCGCCACCGCCCCCGCCGGCTTTGGCGAAAGCACCACCCATGCCGATGAAATTGCCTTGCGCCTTCGCAATGGCTTCTTTGCTTGCCTTGATCTTGCCTTCGAGCTTGCCGATCAGCTCGGTGTTAGGCGTCGTGGCGCCCTTCAAATTGCGGAGAGCCTTTTGCATCTCGGCGAGCTCTTTGGTGTCGGCCGCCATTTGCTTTTCGAGCTTCTTGAGCTCGGCGGTGGCTTTCGCGGCTTCGCCCGAAAGATTGCCTTCGGCGTTGATCTGGTAAGTGGCTTTTTGGTCGGCCATCGGTAGGTAGGCTTCCCGTCAGCGTGGCGATGTACTCAAGATCTTGCGTATCGCTCGAAGCTCTCCGAAGGCTTCCAAAATCAAGAGCGCTCCGGCGTAGGCGCGCGCTTCATCCACATCACTCGTTTGTTGCCGATGGCCGAGAGCTGTAAGCAGGCAACTGGCCCCGATCCCGGCTTCATCCCGTGAAGCGCGGTACAGCTCGTTTATTTTGCCGCCAATTCCTCCCCGCGCATGCCGGCCAGCCACACCACCGCGCCGGCCACGATCGTCGGCAGCGCCGAGATCTCGGCGCACATGGCTTCGAATTCCGAAAGCGTGGGGTAGACCAAACAAGTGCGTACGAGCTCTTCGCACTCTTTGGTCTCGTGCTTCCCCTTGTCGAGAAAGCGCTTGAACACGTTGGGGTGTGCGCGCTTCACAATCACCACGCCAATGTCAGTATTGACCACGCGGATCTTCTTGTTTTGCCGGCCGTGGGTTTGCTCGGCGGCTTCGATCGCCTCTTCGTTTTTGAGTGCCAGCGCTTCGGCCGCAAGCTGCGCGTGTGGCTCTTCGGCTTCGGCGCGCGCCAGCCGCGCGGCCGCGAGCTCTTCCCGCTTCGCGCGCAGCTTCGCAAGCTCGGCTTGTATGTCCGCACCCGGCGGCGCAATCGCGCTGATCGGGGTGGGAGCCTTGATCGATGTTTCGGGTTTCACGGCGCACCCTCGCTTGCGTCAAACAGTGTGAAGCCGTTGCGACGGATCAGCATCGCATCGATCTCAATTTCTTCTTTCAGGGGATCCGCGCTCTCTTCGTCACTGGAGCTGTTACTCGCCCACACGCAACGATCGATCTCCACCGTGATCCCGAGCTCATCGGACTCGACATAGTCCACTACGATCTGAAACTCCACATCTCCGTAAGACTTGCCGTCCGGCGCGAGCGCGCCAAGCCCTTCGCGCAATTTCTGAATGGAGCTCTTCCACCCCACGAGCTTCACCGGATCGATCGTGTACTTGCCCCGACTGCGGCCGCGTGGGGCGTGATGCCGGGTAAGGCCGTACGCCTTCACCCTCTCCCTTTTATCGGCAAATGCAATGCTGGTGAAGCCGGTAAAGCGCTCGCTGTTGATCTTGAGCACAATGGAGCCCCACGAGAGCTGGTTGCCATTGACTCGGATATCGTCGGCCATGGTGATCCCTTTCTGTTAGGCGGCTTGGACCACCAGCGCGGGGTTGAAGTAGCCCACCGAAATTTCAATTTGCTCCGGATAGGCCAGCGGAATCACGCGGCCGGTACCGGTGAGCGTTTTCGTGGAAAGCAAATTGTCGTAACGGCTCAACACGAATTGCACGCCGCTTGCCTTCGGCTTGGCCAAAAGCATCGATCGCATGGCCGCGAGCGCTCCGGACTCGATTTCACGGGCTTCCGTCTCGAGAATGAAGCCCGTGGTGTTGTTGACGCGGATCGGTTTGTTGAGCCGCCGAATGAAGTACATCCGCAGCGCGGCATGTGCGAGGTTGATCACGCGCCGATGCGGATGAAGCTGAAAATCTGATCCTTCCGGACTAAAAATCCGCGGCCGGTTGACGTACACCCCGGCCAAGCCGTCCCACGTTCGAAGCGTTGCGAAGCGCGCGTCATCCAAGCCGGGGTTGAGCGTTTCGTCATGCTCATCCGCGTTGCCATTGTCATCCCGAATGGACACGCCGATCAGCGATCCCAAATTCACATCCGCTATGTCGATCTCTTCGCTCACGCTTTGCTCGCGCGCTGCGGTGGGGAAGCTGGCCGGCCGGCGGTATCTGCGCCCGCTCACCGCACTCGAGAGCTTGCAAGCCCCGGCGTAGATCGATCCAAACACGGTGGCCTTCGAGCTGAAAGCCGTGGACATGGCCGTCAGATACGCGGCTTCGGACTCCCCCGCGGTGGGCATGCGCGTGTGACCGATCCACGAGCGGTATTTGCCTTTGGCGAACAAGCCGCTAAAGCCCAATTCGATCTTGTCGATCAAGCCGGCAGTAAGAGATCCGACGACCTGACAGATCTCCCACTGCACGCTGGATGCGGCCAACGCGCCAAGCGCGGCTTGCAAATCCGCTTCCGCCGAAGTGGGACCGGTAACACGCGCGCTAAACGTGGCGCCTGCTTTCATCGTGCCGGCGGCCAGCGCAAACGACACCGCGCCGGCATCCGGGAATGCTACGGTGTTTGCAGTGCCGAGTGCGGTAGTCGGCCCAAAGTTCCGGCCGCCGTCATAGCTCAGCTGGTAAGTGATGCCGGCCGCGGCGATCGTGCCGTCCGTCATGATCTTGAGCACGAGCTCCATATCATCGGTGGGGATCGGCAGCGGTGAAACGGTCACCACGCTTGTTCCACCGAGTGGCACCGATGTAACAGCCGACACCGTACCGGCTACCGACGCATCGCACCGAACGAACAGCACCGGCCGGCCGTACGCGTCAATGTAGTAAGCCGCAGCTTCTACCGCCGGTCCGTCTCCGAATGCCGCCGTAAGATCGCGCACCCGCGCGAAGGTACTCGGCGTGGCGAGTGGTCCGGCATCGCACGGCCCCACTACCGCGAGCAAGCGGCCGGCACTCGGCGGCAAAACTCCGAGTGCGCCGTCCAGCTCCGTGATCATTACACTGGGTTGCGTCATGGTTCCCGCCTACGGCACATCATCCGGTGCCACGGTTAGAGTTTCCGTCACGTCAAGCTCGGAGTTTTCGATCACGGCCCCGGTATCGGCCGGAGCCCACACTCCGCCGTCGGTGCCGTCCGGCCCCACATCCAGCACCGCCGATTGGATCACGCCGATCACTACGATCGCGGTGCCGAAGCGCCGCTCCAGCTTCGTGGTGTTCCACTCTTCGGCTTGTATGTCGTACGTACCGTGAGCCGCGTGGTAGACGGCGCGCAGCCAATAGTCGTGGAGCATGCGCGTGGTTCGATATTGAAGCCGCTCGTTTTCGGGATCACTTGGATCTTGCGAACTAATGATCACGTAAAAATGCTCTAGCAACGTGGCGAGCGAGCGCGGGATCCCGCCGGGATTGCGCGGTGGAGCGAGCGAGCCGGCCGCGCCCATGGGATTCCCCGGTACCCACACGATCCGCGGCCCCACATGCTGCTGTGCGGAGTGGCGCCAGCCGAATACCTGAGACACGCCGGCCGGACCTTCCACGGCAAAGCGTGCGACCACCGCGTCAAACAAGACTTCGAGCGCTAGCAGGCTAGCCGGCATGCTTCACCTGATTCTCGAAGTAGCGATCCAAGACTTGCTTGATCCCGAGCATCATCGGATCGGGGATGCGCTTCTTGCTCGGGATCACGCGCCGCCGGATCTTGCCGCGCGCGCTTCCCAAGTGGTGCATGGCTTCTACGCCTTCGATCACCACGTAGATCGTTTTCCCGATCGCGCTCACGCTGATCGCCTTGGCCGCGTTACGAAGCGGGATCTTGCCTTCGAGCGTCGGCTTCCACTTGTCTCCGTAGGGATCCGCGCCGGCCGCGATGCTTCGCTCCAAGCTTGCACGCACCACGGCCACGAGCTCCGGTCCGCATGCTTCCACCATGCCGCCCATGGCTTCGAGCGATTTGATCATCGCATTGATCTCGGAGCTCACGCTGGCCATTAGGTGCTGCTCCCATGCCCGGAATCATCTTCCTGGATCCCACGCCGAGCTTGCGCCGTAGTCCACGCGTACGGGCTTTGCTCCGAGTAGCCGCGCGGGAATGCGCGCGCGATGCCGCTATCCACGGTGTTGGCGCGCAGCGGTAGATCAAAGAGTCCCGCCTCGGAGTCGGCCGCGCGCGCGATATCCGCGCGCGCATCGGTGTCGGCTTTCTCGGCGGTGCTCCACTGTTTATCTTCGGGATCGATCCCGCGCTTGCTCCACACGGCTACCGTCACCATGCGAGCGAGCCACAATTCGATCACACCGGGGATCGGCTCGCGGAATGGCGCCGCGTAGCGCTTGCGCAATTGCGAGTCCATCCAATCGGACGTGATCCCAAGCTGCGCATCCGTGAAGCCCGGAGTGCGCGCTTCCACCGCATCCACGAATTCATCCGGGATGGTGCTCAAGAGCTTGAAGCGCGCGATCGTGAGATAGGCGGACATGGGCGGCGGGGAGGGTGGTGGGGGCCGGCGGGTAAAACCAAAAAGCCCGCGCGCCCCCCCCGGGTCG